GAGGTGCATATTGCCTTCCCATTCTGCCGATAAGAATTGGCAGGGTAGGTGGCTATCACTCTCTATTAATACTCGTATTCGTTCAGCTTTAGACATAACTGGAAACCTAAAGTCTCCACTATCTAACGCTGTAGAGCCAAGTAAGTTAGAACCACCACCGATAATACGACCTGTAAAGACGTACTCTTGTGCTTGTGAGTTTTGTTTTTGTATAACGCTGACTTTAAAATCACCACTATCTTGATATCTTAGTAACCAGTGTTTGATCTGAAGTCGTCCACCAGTAATGGCAACACGTCCACCAGATGCTGTAGGTTCTTTAAGCGTAGGCTCAGAGAACTCGTATGTCATTGTGTAACGCTCACCTACGTAGAATTCTGTAGATGTATGGTTTCCTGATACGATAATTGTTGTACCCGATGCACTTACATTATTTATTACAGTACCTTGGTTTGTACCTCTAGTTACTACTACTGGATTTATTAATGAATACGGTGTTGTTATTGTTGTTTGATTGGTTGCACTGTTATATGCCTTGCTAACCTCTTGATTAGAAAGTCTATAGTCTAGCCTTGTCACATAATCTTGGTCTGTATCACTTCGACCTGCATCAAAATGTATTTGCTGTAGTATTGTTTTACCTGATTTATTTAATACAATGTATAATGTACTTTCAATAAATTCAGCGTTTAAAACTTCAGCACCTTCAAATTTGTACTTAGACCATGATGATTGCATCTTCTCACGACCAGCCCAGTGGTATTTATATAAGAATATTGTATCTGTAGCTAAAGAAGACATTATAACTAAGGCATTCTCAGCGGTACTAGCCGCTAACTTATAAACACCATCAGGAACATACTTAGCTACGTGAGATGTAATATCTGTAGCATCTGATCTGTCTGTATCATCAACAACATAATATTCTCTTATTGAAGTGAACCCACCACGCTTGGCAGGGAAGTACACAACATTACCAGCACTTACTGGGCTTGTAGTTGTATTAGCTTCATACTCGGTTGTTTGACTTATTGATGTATTCTTAGGAGTAATAAAGTCTCCGCCCTTCAGAATGAACTGTGTTTGGTCGGAGAATAGCAATAGCTTTCTGTCAAACGGCACAGCGTGTTTCAATGTAGAAACCTTAACGTGGCTTGCCGCTACATCTATAGGGTCGTTATCTAATAAGGTTCTAGCTGTTGTACCAAAGAAATCAAAGTAATCTGAGGTACGTGACATAATAACATTCTCATCTGCCAACACACCAAGTCGGTTCTGAAAGAAAAATACATCTGTAATCTTCTTACCTACGAATGATGGGTTAGGGATTGATGTTAAATCACCTACTGCCCTGTCACCCCAATCAGCCTGTCTAAATGCAAATGAACCATCTGCTTGCCTAATAAGTAAGTGAGGCATTGTAGAAGCGTCTAGCTCAAATTCAATATTTGGCTCTACCCACTCAATCCATACACCTGTACCAATTTTATTCTGTGTTCCGTTATCGCTTTCAAACTTTACATAGTAATCGTCAAAGTCGTTTGTCTGATCACCTTGTATGTGAGCTATGTATCCTTGTGGTGCTGATGATGGTAAGTCATCAAATCGCTGTACTGTACCAACAGTAGGGCTTAATCCAGTATCACCTAAACTATCATAGGTAGCTAAATCAAACGTAGCATCTCCAGTTTTTGATATTACAACTGTAGAGCCATCAGCCTGTGCGGTGAAGTTAGATTGTCCATTTATTGCGGATGCCAAGCGCGAAGCGATGTCATCTGTACGTGTTTGTATTTGGTCGGAGGAAGAAGTTGTAATATCAGCGGCAACGCTTCCATCAAGGTATACAGTGAACCTTTGGTTATAATCACCTTGCTTAACTGCTATAAGACCCTTGAAAGGATATAAAGGAGTTAGCTGTGAACTCATTGCTGTTGTCTGTGTTGAGTTAACAATGAATGTATAATCAGCAACTGTAACAGCTCTAAAATCTGTAGTTGGTGATGAACTATTTAAGTAATTAGTACCATCAGGATAGCTAACGGTTTTCTGGTTGCCAGCTAAATCATATATAGATATTTGATTACTACCATTAATAAACATGAAATAACGTTCTGATACGTCCCTGTTTATTAGGTGTGTGAATGACCCCGTTGTTGCGGAATTACTCATTGTTGCTACGTGTTCTAGCGGTGGTCGCTTTTGTAAACCCTCAACGAGAGAAGGAAACGCATTAACCTGTTGTTCAGCTTGAGATGATAACCTTAGAGCTGGAGATTGTTGCGATATGCCTTGTATCAGGTTGGGGATAGCGGAGCTTATCATTCCCATTAGATCATCCTACGGTTGTTTCCACGATTCATTACACGCGATACTGAATAGTTATCCATCATATTGAAATCCGCTGTATCACCTTCAAATTCTTTAAGATCAGTTAATGCACGTTGCTCATCTATACGTACCATTTTACTGATAGATTCTGAGTTGAGCATTCGATCTGAGAATATACGTGCCGCCCTTGTTGTAATGTAACGTTTGGCGGTGTCGGGTAGAGCTAAGAAATCTTTATAATATACGATTGTTGCTTCAACACTTGCTTGAAATTCTAAAGACCTAGCTGTTAAATCAAACAACTTTCCATCTCTTTCGACTGTATTGAAGTCTGGTGTGTCTATACGTGCAACATCTGCAGGTATAACAATTTGGTTAAATTCGTTACGACTAAGCACGACTTTATCTTCGGTATTAAAGTGCCAGCCTTGAGCTTGAACCTCACGGCTTACCTCAGTCAGCACTTGGTTAGCGATTGTTACATCTGTAACCTGATTACCTGTAAGTGTGTTAACAGGAGCTTCGCCGATTGTTGTCAGCAAAACGTTGACCGCTTCTAGCTCGGTCATAGACGTTGGTTTTGTCATGATGTCCTCATTTAAAAAAAAGGGTTGACCCGATTAAAGGCCAACCCAGAATTAGATTAAGCAGTTTTGATTTCTACTGAACACTCAGGACGCAAGATGCCGTGTCCCATTGCGTACTTCGCCGCCATTAATGTACCTTGGTACATAACTTCGAAGTCACCAGATGTTCTTTCAACAGCTAAGTCCATTAACTTAACAGTACCCAAAGCTTGCTTCTGCATTACAACTGCCGCTGTAGTTGAGAAGTCACCGTGATAAGTGTTGTTCTCACCAGCTACTGCTGATACGTTTGTTGATGGTACATTGTTTGATTTAACAATATCAATACCAGCAACTTTAAGAACTGTACCGTCTGCATAAACACCAGCACCACCGAAGTCACGGTTGATTACGTCTGTTGTTTGTACAAGGTTGTAGTATTGTGCTGGTTTCACGATAGCAACACGTTCGTTCTCTGGAACGTCTTTCTCGTCCATGATTTTAGCCGCTTCAAAGATTGATGCCGCTAATGATGCACCATTAGTCTTTGAATCTGCGTCTGTAATAGCTGAACCGCCATTACCGCCAGTTACTGTTGCAGATGAGCGAGCCGCTAATACTGCTAACTGTAAGCAACGTACATCAAATTGTTTTGCAAGAGCCATACCTAATAGACGTGAGTATTCTGCACGTACATCGTAGTGGTTCTTAGCTTCATCAATGTTTGCGATGAATGTATCTGCAATCAAAACGTCATCGATGTTAACAACGATTTCGTTATGTGCAATTTTCTGTGTACCCAATAATGGTGTACCTACAGTGTGGTATGCGGCATTCGCCTTACCTGTCACTGGGAATGATGCTGATTTACCAGATGCGATTGTACGCGATACGTGTAAATCTTTCATTACGTTTGTTTCGTCAAAAGCAGTTAAAACTTCACCAGCAAATACTTTAAGAAATAAAGCATTCGACTGCGTTGCATTAGCCGCCGCTAGGTTTACCGCACCGAGGCGCGATGGAGTTACGTTTGTCATTGTCTTTTCCTATTTGAAAATAATTTATAGATTTTAAGAATGACTTTCGGTCTCTTACTAGTCAGGGTTGTCATACGCATATGGCCTTGTCGTTCATTATCGATAGTCTCAACCACCCAAATTAGGTGTGTTAGTTATTTCTTAGTACCTTTTCCGTAAGGTTTTTTCTTAGGCATAATAACTCCTTAGTGTTATTGATGGGGATTTCTCCCCACCATAATTAGTTTTAAAATACTGAAGACCGTCCTAGTTTTTCTTCAACGTCTTTAGTGTACGCCGAGTCTTTACCGTATCGAGGGTCTTTCATAGCCGCTACAACTTGTGCTGTGCTACGGAATTCATCTTTAGATGCCGCTGATGCTCTACCTTGTAGTAAGCTAGGTTCAGAACCTTCTGACGCTTCACGTTTAGATGCAAGCCATTCGACTGCCATCTTAGCATTCTCAGTCCCACCATCGACCATGTTGTTATACAACTCTAGTTCTTTAGTATCGAGAGATTGCTTTGCCCAATCAGTTAATTCTGCGTAACCTTCTTTACCACCAGCTACATCCATAACTGCGGCAACATCGGCTGTTGCTCCTGATTGCATACCTTTAATGTATGTCTCCACCATTTCCCGTGGATATCCCATACCTTCTAGTTCTGTGAAGCTATCGTTAGATAACTCACCACCAGCTTCGTATTCATCAGCAAACTTGCTAAAGCTAACAGGTTCACCTTTAGGTGTCTCAATGTCCGCTTCTGGTGTATCATTCGGTGATGACATCTTCTTCTCAAGTTCGCCGTATGATTTAGCCATATCTTCTGGTGAGCTAAACTTTTCGGGCAACCACTCAGGTCGTTCAGAAAGATTATCTTCTGCAACTGGTGCT